CTGCAACGATAATCTGATAATCAGGAAATAATGTCTCCCACCTATCAAGAACAAAATCGAATATTTTATCGCGCCTGCCACCGTCGCTCTTAAATGGAATAAGCACTGATACGGAATTCACTGTCATACCCCCATGATAAAAGGGAGGGATAATTTATCCCTCCCTCTGTCGATTGATCGAGCAGTCGGTCTAGCTTCCGGCCACTTCTTCAAGTCTATACTTGAACTGGATGATCGGAATGGCCTTGTTCTCCCACACCCGCTCCCAGTTGGCAGAAAGCTCGCACTCGGCATTCGTAGGAGTCTGACCGGTACAGGTGTCATCTTGCCAGGCAACACCCTTCGGGTGCAGGATGAAATGCCTTCTGTTGGTCAGATAGTCTTCACCTTTAAGGGCAGACCGTTCCGTCTCTACTGCTTCATCAATCGTTCGGTCTGCATAAGCTATTACACCCGAGCCAAATAGATATGACGTATACACTCCATTCGCTACCGGACTGCTGTCATCTTCAATGATTTGCATGCCCAAATAACTCTTCACGGTTGGTTTCCCCTCGCTATCTGGCATGTAGTCGATAAGATCGAGCTTTGCCAGATAGCTTACTGCGGCAGAATGCATGGTCATCGCAATGACCTGATCCCTTGCATCCCCAAGGACCTGGCGCGCATCGATGGTAGTCTCAGCAGAGAGCAGCGCAGCCGCACCAGGAAACCCGGAAATATCCAATTTATTTCCGTTCATACTCGTGCTTGCAAAAATGCCTTTCAATACAGAGAGGAGCAGTGTTTGCATTCGCCTTGCCCAATAAGCAGCTATTAAGTCTCCGATAGCTGCCATCGGATCATCACCTGCAAGGTGACCTGCCAAGTCGTTCGATCCCCATGCTCGGCCCCTCATGTGAAGCACTGCTATATCCTGGCCAGAGCTGATCCCTCCAGGAGTCAGACCGGCCCCCTGATCTTCGAGCACTTCATCACTGCCGGTCAGGTCAGCCCAGTACGGCAGGTTAAATGTCCTACCGCCGCCTGCGATCAAAGCGGCGTAACGAGGATCATTTGCGATTATCCCACTCTGCCATAAAGCCGACAGTTCCTTCGTTCGCTGAATTATGTACGGTGCGAATATGGAAGGGACTACGACATCTATTACTCTAACTATTCCCATTAATGTTTACCTCTATTTTTACTTTATTCCGGCCTCGGACATCAGTCGTTTGGCCTTTTCGGGATCTTCTCTCAGAATCCGTCCCTGCTCAGTCAGATTGAATGTTTCCTTTTTCCAGGGATTGCCTTTATCCTTGACCTCTGGCTTATCCTCTGTCGGCGGATTGCCACCGCCATTTTTGAAACGCTTTTCTACAGCGGTATTGACACTTGCGGTAAATGCCTGCTCCAAAATGTCGATATTAGCCAATGTAGCAGTTTCATCATCACCGATGAATTTATCGATGATATCTACCGGTAATCCTTTCTCGACTGCCTTCTTAATTGCAGTAGCCTTCAACGATTCACGAGTTTTTTCGGTTTCGATCCGCTGCAGGCGTTCTTTTACTTCTCGAAGCTCTTTATCTCGATCATCCTCTGGTGGATATTTCTTGTTATGAAGTTCATCGACGAGTTTGTCGAGATTGTTCGTCTTCCACGTGTCGATCCCCTGTGTGACCGCCTTATCGACAATCGGTTTGATGAGCTTTTTACCATCATCGTTTTCGATGAACGATTTGACGCCCTCCGGTGTCAGCTTAGCCAATCCCGCAAGGTAGTCTTTTACTTCCTGTTCGGCCTTATGCTCTTCCAACCATGCCATGATCTCTGCAAGTGTCATTTTGATCGGTTCTCCTTTTATGCCCTTCCGGTCCAAGCCCGAAAGTGCTGAATAAAAAAGCCCTCCAGCGAATGCCGGAAGGCTAAAATATGCTTTAAGATTATTTATCGATTTATGTTATTTCGACTTTCTCGGTCTCTGCAGGTAGTTCAATATCGACTTTTTGAACTAAAAAGGTCATGATCAGTTTTGCTGGTTCCCAACCATTATTTATATCGACTTTAATATCACAACAACCTGTAAGGTCAATAGGTTTTCCGTCTGCAGTAACCCTTATGCCACTGTCGCCTGTATTCTCGTATTTACGAATCTTAATGAGTTTTATCATAACCTTGCTTTTTTCCATTCCTCGTAAGTTTTATATGGAACTTCTCCTTCACCGCGAACCCTGCGGACTTTCGGAGAGAAGCCTAAAACCTCTGCACGAATGACACACCTGCAATTAATGTCTTCTTCAGGTATCCCAAACCCTCCGGGATGCTGAGCTTTACCGCCACTAGGACTGTGGAAATATCCGTCTTTATCGGCGACCTGACCATCCATAGCACCATGCGTGTCACGAGTCCTATCATCGAGCGCAGCACTCCATACACGCTGTAGCTCTACACCGCGATCTTCGGCACGATCTATGCACTCTGACCGACCTTCCTGACTAACCCTGTGACCTTCTGTGCGCGCTACCCGCATCGCCTTAGTAGCGTCGCCATCCAGGCTATCCTTGATCCGATTAGCCATCTTGGGATAACTTTCGCCCTGGATGAGACTTTGAGTCACTTCTTGCCTGATCTTGGTTACTATCTGAGCGCGGCTAGCTTCCAATCGCTCACTGAGCTTTAGCCCTGATATTGGGTTTTGAACACTTGCGCTTATCACTTCCGGCGCGAGCTTTCCCCAGTTGACAGCTACCATGCCGCCAGGGCCGCCGCCCGCTTCTATCGCATAAGCTGTTCGGAAGAAAGATTCCTCGTAGACATCTCCTGATAGACGTATCAAGTGACTTGAAGTCCTACTGTGTAACTTCTTTAGCTCGCTATTGATTTCATCAGAAAGTGAAGCCAGCCGGTTATACTTGGTCATCTCGGCATATGTCAACGTATCACCCTGAGCATACTTGGCATATATTTGAGCGAGATCATTCCGAATAGCATCAAGAGATAGTTTATATTCCCTGATAAGCTCCTTCTCTGTAGAGACTACAAGGCTATTAGTAGCCTTTTCGCCTGCCTTGAATAGATCTTCATACCGCAGGGCTGCCATTTGCGTCACCTCTTACAAGATCGATCCACCAGATAAAAGCATCAGGGTTATCTCGCCAAAACGCAACCATTCAGGTTCACATTGCCCAAATGTCCCTTGTCCGATTTCCCAGTCAACAGGTTCCCAAATTATTTCATAATCGAGAGCAAATACCTTAATTTTGTCAGGCCGCATCATTATCTCCGTTCATGTTGTTATCATCACCAGTATCGACCACGTCCAGATCAACCGTCTGTTCTGCTTGCATCTCCTCGATTTCACGCTCGACATCGTTGACAATAGACAGGTTAGATAGCCGCGTGCGCTCACTCACCATGCCCTTGAGTTTGTTAGTAGTATCCGCTTCCATGCTGAGCTCGAGCGGGATATTGCGATCAAAAACAAAATTGATATTATCAGCCGACAACGTAAAACCTTTGACCTGCCATGCAGTAGCGAGCACACGAAACATCTGCCGAAGCGACTTTGCGAATTTTCGTTCTTTGATCGCCGCTTTGTTCTCAAGCGCGAGCAGTTTCCACTTACGAGCTTCGCCGGACTGATCCGATCCGCTGAATTTCTGATCGGTCATATCCACAGTAGCGCTGAATCGATAGATGTTCTCTCGAAGAGTCTGTTTATGATGTTCCAAAAAATCGTCGTTAATTTCTTTGGTCAGAAACTTAGCATCGCTGTTCTCAGGAAGAGCGAAGGCACCTGCAGCACGAGCCGCAGTAATTGTATCAGCGTCTAATTCTTGCAACCCGATTAATGCAAGATAGGCCTGTCTAAACTCTTCGACTTCATTCTGTGCGTCAGAAAGTGTGCGGTCGTACGCATCGATCAACGGTTCGACTTTATGAAAATCTCCAATTCGCTCATCGTTATTTACGAACTCGATAATGGGCATCAATTGGAACATGTGCGGCCTTACTGGATTATCGACATCCTCAACAAATTCGCCTTCATTGTTCTCGACGTAAGTGGTGATATTCATATCATCGTAGTATTGAACAGTGTATCTATTCGTTTCTGCGTCCTGCTGGTAGATGAAGGCGTTATGTTCATCGATATAGACTACCTGCCAGGGGAATATCATCTGGATGTTTTCATTGCCATCAGCATCGATGTAGCAGAGCCGAAACACACTACCCATAATCGAGTGACGCTTGCCTGTTTCAGCATCCAGGTCGGCTATTTCCACACGTTTGAGAAATGCATCGAACTCTGCATTGTCTTTATCGTAAGCAGAAGCATTACTACCGTATTTTTCTTTATCGAGACTGTACGTAATCGGACGACCAAATAGATAACCAACAATCTGATCGACTATTTCGCCTCGAAAATCGTTCACGAGCTTATTGTTGATCTTCGTGCTATCAGACATGGTCCTGCTGAGGATAGCAAGCCCCTCGATGCAATATGCCTGATAATCTGCAATCATAGCATTGCGAGTGTCCTCATGTGCCGTTATCAATGCTTTGAAATCGTATGAAGTAGTCATTACAGTCGTGTTCCAACTCTCAGTTCACGTATATTAGCGAGCTTATCGAATGCGCCCGATGCGGCGTCAACCTGATCATCATGGTCGCCATTGGGAAATAGAGTGAGTTCTTCAAGGAATGCTTCGTTCCATGGACCCTTAACGATCTTGACATTACCGGCTTCACATTGAGCAGCGAACGGATCAGCGCGAACCTCTTTTTTACCGGTAGATTTATAGCCCCTGAATGAATAGCCAGCAAGCAGCCGGGTATAACTTGCGATAACAGTCTTACCGGCCGAGCCTGGTTCTTGCTCCATCCAGATTTTGACCGGTTTTCCGTCGAGGTCTGCGCTCTGTTTTACGAGTTTTTCCGCACCGTGTGAGCTTAATTGATCGCGTTTAACATCCTCGATGTAATAAATTCCATCATCGGTCTTAGACATCCTGAGACCGGCTGTATAGTCGCCATCATCTTGACTCGCCGCCATATCCCAGTAGCGGACGCGGGTCGCTTTGGCCGGAGCTGCATTGACGATCTCGAACCAATGGCGCTTGAACATTCCGCCTTCGCGGGGAACTGGTCTTTGCTGGCACTGACCGGCGTATGCATAAGAACCTAGATCATTCTTGAGCTTTTCTAAGCCTTCTTTGTCGAACCGTTCAGAACATAGTAACTCGCCTTCTTCGGTCCGCCAATCAGCATCACATCTATACGGATGGTCAGGCTCATATTCAGCAGGAAGGCAGATATGACGGTAGCCGCCGCGGTCGATGATGACTCCGCAAAGGTCTTTATGATGAACCCTTTGACCGATGACGACACGACATCCGCGCTTGATGTTGTTCCGCCTGGTGGACATCGACTCGAACCACCAGGTAACAGTCGCCTCCCTCTCCGCATCGGACGGCGCTTCGGTTACATTGTGTGGATCGTCACAGACAATAACATCGCCGCCTTCACCAGTAGTTCCCGAATCGGGTGATGTTACATAACGATAACCACTTTTGTCATTCTCATAACGAGTCTTCTGATTCTGATCTGAGGTGATCTTGAACCGATCTCCCCAGCGTTTTTGATACCAGTCTGACTGAATGAGCCGCCGACATTTCAGGTTGTCGCGAGTCGCAAGCTGAAGGCTGTAACTCGAAAACAAGAACCTGACATGTGGTTTACGAATCCATAGCCAGGCGGGCCACAGCACACATACTAAAAGACTTTTTGTGTGTCGTGGCGGGATATTGATGAGAAGGTCTTTTGTTCCCTCTTCAGCATCCGGATTTATCGCTTCGAGTTCATTACAGATAAGCTCAATATGTTTGCTGTCAATGTAGTCCGATGGTTCAACGATATGCCAAGCTTGTTGAACGAACTCATAAAGGCTACGTTCCGCCAGCTCCTTGTTGATCTCGTCTAGCGTTGGCAGTCTCATGTATAGCTCGCAATTGCTTTAACTCGTCATCTGTGAATGTAGATAGATCATTGACCTGCTGGGTTTCTATCGGCCCACCGCCGGGTCCAGAGTGCTCGTGTTTGTGAATGATCGATCCGACCTCCTCCGCGATTTGCTTTAATGTCGCACAACACTCTCTATACTGTCGTTTGTTATGTTGCTTACGTGCGATCCGATCAAGATACGCAAGTCGCTGTAATTTATCAGTGAAACCGATATCCTTAGCATCCTCCAGCAATCTCTGGCGTGCTTCCTCAACTTTTTCTGGATATTCCTGAGCATAATAATTGATGCTTTGCGGTGTAATTTCTATCCCGAACCGATCTTTTAAGGAATCGGCCACATCAGATTGAGAAAACCCACAGCCTAACCTCTCGAAAATGAACTGTTTATGCTCTTCCCTGAGCTTCTTTTTAGGCTCTTTACTATTCTCTAATTTCACCAAAGATCACCAAAGATATTATCCAGCGAGCCGGATCTTCTTCCGAATAATGTCCGGCAAATTCTTATCATTCTGCCAGTGATGGCCGACCATATCGAGCACGCTCATAAAATCTTCTATGTCATGCTCGACTAATGCACCGGTAGGATCGATGTGCAGGAGTTCGTGGAACATCAGAATAGTAAGCCACTCATCCGATTTACCTTCCACAGCCTCACTGAAGAAGGCGATGATAAAATCGAGGGGCTTGCTACGAGATGCAATAACATCACCTACGAGCACACTGATCTTCTGACAGATGGCATTAGCACCGCTCGGCTTACCGTTGACCTCCATGCAGAACTCGACCCGATCTAGATCGATATGGTCGAAATGCTCAGGATAAGCCTTTACTACGCGCCCGGCGAGCTTACGCAGTGCCGGGTCTGGTATGAAAAGCATTGAACGAGTGATACGAACTCCCATCTATTTGACCACTCTCACGTTCTTAGTCTGAGCTTTCCCGAATCGCCGCCGCTCATCACGATATACAGCGCGGATCTGTGTATCGATGGATAATGTCTCCCGAGCTTGCTGACGTGCTAATTGTTTGATTGATCGAATAGCCATAGTAAAAAGAGTAGGGGAAGTCATTCAATTGACTTCCCCTATAGAAGAATTAGTGTTTGCCACAACGTATAGGAAGGAGGCGAAAGGTTGAGCCATTTCGCGCGTTCTATAATTACAAGTGCGCGAGAACAGCAAAATGCCGAAAAT